CGAGATTCAAGTTGATGGAAAATTCCAAAAATTTTATGACCCGGGAAAAAATGACAATGAACGTTCACCTTTAACTGAGGTTTACGAAGAACTTCGTTCGACAGGTAATGAAAATGACAAAAAATTGTCATCTACTTATTTATCACGTAAATTCTACATTGTTAAAGTTATCGATAGAGATAACGAAGAAGATGGAGTTAAATTTTGGAGATTTAAATCTAACTACAAAAATGAGGGTATCTATGATAAAATCATTCCTATCTACAGAAACAAAGGAGATATTGCAGACCCTGAAAAAGGAAGAGACCTTATCCTTGAATTAACTAAAGCTAAAACTCCAAAAGGAGCAGTTTATACGGTAATTCAAACAGTTATGTATGATGACGCCGCTCCAATTCACGAAGACACAAAACTTTCTGAAAGTTGGGTTAACGATGAATTAACTTGGGAAGATGTTTACTCTAAAAAACCGGTTGAATACTTAGAAGCTATTGCAAGAGGTGAATCTCCAAAATGGAATACTGACAAAGGTGGTTACGATTATGGTAACTCTGATGAAAGTGAAACTTCATTTGGTGGTTCTAAACCATCGGCTCCGATTGACCCACAAGCGAATGACGATGAGGATTCAGATATGCCATTCTAATCAAACAAAACTTAGACATATAACTTGGGCACCGGGATTACTCGGTGTCCAACTTGTCTAAAAAAACTAAAAAATTAAATTAACATATACATATGGCAATTAAAAAACACGATTTTAAATCCATTAAGGACAAATTCTCAACATCAGCAAAATATAAACCACAAAGTTTTTTTGACTTAGGACCTGATTTTTTGGATGCTGTTGGATTACCTGGTCCGGCTATAGGACACTTAAATATGTTCTTGGGTCATTCTGATACAGGAAAAACAACCGCTTTGGTAAAAACTGCTGTTGATGCTCAGAAAAAAGGTATTTTACCGGTTTTTATTATTACTGAACAGAAATGGTCGTTCGAGCACGCCAAATTAATGGGGTTTGAATGTGAAGAAGTTGTTGATGAAGAAACCGGAGAATTAGATTGGGATGGATTCTTCATATTTAACAATAATTTTGAATATATTGAACAAATTACTGATTATATTAATTCGTTACTTGACGCTCAAGAAAAAGGAGAATTAGATTATAGTTTATGTATAATGTGGGATAGCGTGGGTAGCGTCCCCTGCAAAATGACTTTTGACGGAAAAGGTGGGAAGCAACACACCGCCGGAGCGTTATCAGATAAAATTGGTATGGGTATTAATCAAAGAATTTCAGGAAGCAGAAGGTCAGATTCAAAATATGAAAACACTTTAATTATCGTGAATCAGCCTTGGGTGGAGTTACCGGATAATCCATTTGGTCAACCTAAAATTATGGCAAAGGGCGGAAATGCTATTTGGTTAAATTCTTCATTAGTATTTTTATTTGGTAATCAAAAAGGTGCGGGAACAAATAAGATAACCGCTACCAAAGATAAAAGAAGTATCAAGTTTGCGATTAGAAGTAAAGTCTCGGTTTTAAAAAATCACATAAATGGACTTGGTTATGAAGATGGTAAAATTATAGTAACTCCTCACGGATTTTTAGCAGGTAAAGATTCTACGGAAGAAAAATCAAATATTGAAAAATATAAAAAAGAATACGCCGACTATTGGAAAGAAATAATAGGAACTGATGGTGATTTTGATTTGAAAGAAGAAAAAGAGTAGTAACGAATACAAACAAAAACAAGTGACTAAAACACTTTTGGTTGACGGAAACAATTTAGTAAAGATTGGATTCCACGGGGTTAAAGATTATTATCACAATGGGAAACACATAGGTGCCTTATGGCACTTTGTGAATACCATTAGACGATTCATAGATGAACAAAACTTTGATAAGGTTGTTGTTATGTGGGACGGTGATGATAACTCTTCTGCCCGTAAACTTATTTATCCCCAATATAAAGAACAACGTAGAGACAGAGACAACGAGTATAAGTTAGATTCTTTCACTGAGCAGAAAGAAAGAATCAAACAATACTTGGAGGACTGTTATATAAGACAAATCAACGTAGATAATAACGAAGCGGATGATTTGATAGCTTACTATTGCCAAATCTCTGAGAACGAACAAAAGACTATCTATTCGGGGGATAAAGACCTTACCCAATTAATCTCGGATAAGGTATCGGTATTTTATCCGAGAACCAAACAAACTTATCACGTTGGAAGTAAAATCAAATGTGATTTTTACGAATTTCCGCATCAAAACATTAGAACTTATAAAATTTTATCGGGAGATAAATCGGATAATATTGACGGTATTTCAGGGTTGGGGGAGAAAACACTTATAAAGTTTTTTCCTGAGCTACTTGAAAAACCGGTTTCAATCACCGATATTTTAGAAAAGGCAGAAACCCTACTAAAGGAGAATAAAGATAACAAGACATTACAAAATTTATTATCCGGTAAAACTAAAAGTGGTGTTTATGGTGATGAATATTTTGTTATTAACGAAAAAATCATAAATTTGTCAAATCCGCTAATTAGTGACGATGCTAAGGAACTTGTTGAATTGTATTATAGAGAAACATTAGACCCTGATGGAAGGGGTCATAGAGGACTTATTAAGATGATGATGGAAGACGGATTCTTTAAGTACCTACCAAAGGGGGATGACGCTTGGGTGAATTTTGTTAGACCCTTTATGAAACTAACAAGAAAAGAAAAAAGAAATTATAAAAACAATTAACTAAAGCTATGAAAGACCAAGATTCGGTAAAATTAGAATTCTTAATGATGGTAAATGATAACATCATTGTACAAAGATTTTTTAACGTGAGAGAGTTTAACAATGAGGGTAAAAACTCATTAGAACTTTATGACTTACTTCGAGAATTTAAAGACGACATTCAAAAACAATTGTCGTTGAAAACCGTAACGTATATGACGGACAATCTGTACGAAATTATTAACAATCCATCTATTTTGGAAACGTCTAATACTGACGGTCCGGAGTACTTTAATATCTTCATCAAACAAAATGATGTGACAATTTGTCATAGACAGGTAGATGCTAAAGTATACCCTCCAAAGATAAGATATACTGTGGATGTACGCCCACACCTAAAAAACTTGTTGATGAACTTGACTGACATCTTTTCGTCTAAAAATTTAACAAAAAAATATCTGGATGTTACCTTAAGTGTGTAGTATTTATTATTACACTAAAAGAAAAAATATATGGCGTCAAACAAAAATTTCGAGTATCTAGGTAGTACCTTTCAGATACAATTACTAAACCAAATCATTATCGACAAAGACTTTTCACGGTCAATTATAGATGTGATTGAAACAAGTTATTTTGAGAATAAATATTTCAAATTAATCATTCAAATGATTAAGGAGTATTATACAAAATACGAACATACACCAACCTTTGACACATTAGAACAAATTACAAAATCTGAGATACAACAACCTTTAGCGGCAAAAATCATTATTGATACCCTTACAAAAGTTAAGGAATCTACTCTTGAAGGAGCTGAATTTGTACAAGAAAAATCAATGAAGTTCTGTAAACAACAGGAGTTACAGAAAGTAATGGTTAAAGCTCAAAAAATCATCGACACTGGTGAATTTGAGAGTTATGACACATTAGAGGAAATGGTTAGTAAGGCATTACAAGTTGGAGAACACGAAAAGGGAACTGAAAGTGTTTTTAGTAACTTAGATGATGTTCTAAACGAAGATTATCGTCATCCGATACCAATGGGTATTCCGGGTATAGATAGACTCTTAAAAGGAGGGTTGGCAAAAGGTGAAATCGGTGTTATTTTAGCACCAACAGGTGTAGGTAAATCTACTTTACTTACAAAAATCTCAAATCACGCATTTAATTTGGGATACAATGTTTTACAAATATTCTTTGAGGATAACCCAAAGATTATTCAACGTAAACACATTACATTATGGACAAAAATCCATCCGGATGATTTGTCTTTAAGAAAAGATGAAGTAATGATTAAAGTTCAAGAAATTAAGGAGAAAATGCCTAATGAATTGATACTTAAAAAACTTCCATCCGATACTGTAACAATGATGCAGATTAAAAACCAAATCAGAAAAATGATTTCGGAAGGAATTAAAATTGATATGGTATTATTAGACTACATTGATTGTGTGGTTCCTGATAAAAACTTGGGGGATGAATGGAAATCTGAAGGGTCTGTGATGAGAGGTTTTGAATCTATGTGTCACGAACTTGACTTGGTAGGATGGACAGCAACTCAGGGTAATAGAAGTTCAATATCGTCAGATGTTGTAACAACCGACCAAATGGGTGGTTCTATCAAGAAAGCACAGGTTGGACACGTAATTATTTCCGTGGCTAAATCTCTACAACAAAAAGAAATGAAACTAGCAACAATAGCAATTACTAAATCACGTATTGGTGATGATGGGGTTGTCTTTGAGAATTGTAAATTTGATAATGGTATGTTGGAGATTGACACTGAAAGTTCAGTAACATTCTTAGGGTTAGAAGAACAAACCGAAGAAAGAAATAGACAAAGAATAAAAGATTTGTTAGATAAAAGAAAAGAAAAAAACCAACAACAAAATAATTAATATGGCAGAAAAAATATTACAACCGAATAACGATAGATTCGTTATCTTCCCAATCGAACATAATGATATATGGGAATTTTACAAACAACATCAAGCTGCTTTTTGGACTGCAGAAGAGGTGGATTTATCTAATGATATTAGAGATTGGGAAAACCTATCTGACAATGAAAGATATTTCCTTAAAAATATATTAGCGTTCTTCGCGGCGTCTGATGGTATTGTAAATGAAAACTTGGCTGAGAATTTCTTAAAAGAAGTTCAATATGCTGAAGCGAAATTCTTCTACGGATTCCAAATTATGATGGAGAACATTCACTCGTTAATGTATTCATTATTGATTGATACTTATGTGTCTGATGAAAAAGAGAAAGACGAGTGTTTCCACGCAATAGATAGATTACCAGCGGTTCAAAAGAAAGCTAAATGGGCTCTTGATTGGATTGAGAACGCTTCTTTCCAAGAAAGATTAGTGGCGTTTGCTGCTGTTGAAGGTATTTTCTTCTCCGGTTCATTCTGTTCTATCTTTTGGATGAAATCAAGAGGTATTATGCAAGGATTATGTAACGCTAATAGTCTTATTTTCAAAGATGAGAACTTACATTGTGATTTTGCTATTCATTTGATTAACAATCACGTTGAGAACAAACCAACGGAGAAAAGAATAAAAGAAATCTTATTATCGGCTTTAGAGATTGAAAAAGAATTTATCACTGAATCATTACCGGTATCTTTAATTGGTATGAACTCAAACTTGATGAAACAATATCTTGAATTTGTAACAGACGGATTACTAATTAAGTTTGGTTGTAAGAAACACTTTAATGTGGAACAACCATTCAAATTTATGGAACAAATTGCTGTTGAAACAAAAGGTAACTTCTTTGAATCAAGAACTATGGAGTATCAGAAAGCTAAATTAGGTGAGTCATTAACATTTACAGAGGATTTTTAATATGATGTCATTAAAGATAAAAAAAAGAGGGGGAGACGAAGTATCGTTTAACCCTCAAAAAATATATAGTAGAGTTAAACAAGCTTCAAAAGGGTTAAAAGTTAATGCTGATGAGGTATTCATTAAGGTGATTACTTCGGTTCCGACTGAGGGTGTTATTACAACTAAAGAGTTAGATAAATTGGTCTATGAGATTGCTGCGGCATATACCGGTAGTCATCACGATTACTCAAGATTAGCGTCATCTGTTGCTATTTCTGCGTATCACAAAGAAACTGATGAAAGTTTCTGTAATACAATGCACACTTTACACGTTGATGGTATCATTAACGATAAGTTAATGGAAACTATTGAAAAATATGGTCCTAAAAATATTGATTCTGTAATAAATCACGAGAATGATTATAATTTTGATTATTTTGCGTGGAAATCATTACAAGAAATGTATTTGTTAAAAAATCCTGAAGGTAGAGTCATTGAAAGACCTCAACATATGTATATGAGAGTTGCTCTGTGGGTAACTAAATCATATGAAGAAGCTGTTGAATACTACAATTCATTATCAAATCAAGTTATATCTCCGGCAACACCAATTATGATTAACGCGGGAACTAAAACACCTCAATTAGCGTCTTGTGTATTGAAATACAATAATGGAGATTCAAGACAAGGTTTGTTAGATACCTTTAATGACATTTCAACGTATTCATCTGATGCTGCTGGTATTGGATTATGTATGTCTAACATTCGTAGTAAAGAGAGTCGTATTAACTCATCAGGTGGATTTGCCGGTGGTTTATTGAAATACCTAAAGATTGTTAACGAAGGGTTAAGATTCTTCAACCAACAAGGAAGAAGACCTGGTAGTGCCGCTATCTACATTGAACCTTGGCATAAAGACATTATGGACTTACTTGAAATCAAAAAGAATACAGGTGCTGAGGAGTTGAGAGCAAAAGATTTATTTACCTCAATTTGGTTACCTGACAACTTTATGAATGCGGTTAAGAACAACGATGATTGGTATTTATTCTGTCCTAACGACATTATTAAAGCTGGTATTAAACCATTGCAAGAGGCTTACGGTGATGAGTATGAAGTAAACTACAATAAAGCGGTTGAACTTGGGCTTGGTAAAAAAGTAAAGGCACAGACAATTTGGAATAAAATTATTGAATCTCAGGTTGAAACCGGAGTTCCTTACTTATGTTCTAAAGATAGTGCGAACAGAAAAACAAACCATCAAAACATTGGGGTGATTAAACAATCTAACCTATGTAATGAGATTTACCAATATACTGATGAGAACACCACAGCAATCTGTACGTTATCGTCTATGGTATTGAAAAACTTTATTATAAAAGGGGAGTTTGATTTCAAATTACTTTATAGTGAGGTTAGAAAGGTTGTTAGAGCACTTAACAAAGTTGTTGATATTAATAGTTACTCAACTGAACAAGGTAGAAAAGGTGGGTTAGAACAAAGAGCAATTGCTATTGGAACACAGGGTCTAGCAGACGTATTCTTCTTAATGGATTATATCTTTACAACAGAAGAAGCGAAAAAACTTAATAAAGAGATTTTTGAAACTATCTATTTCGCGGCAATCACCGAAAGTATGAACCTTTGTAAAACAGGTGAATACAAACCATACAAATTCTTTAAAGGTTCTCCGATGTCAAAAGGTATTTTCCAATTTGATATGTGGGGATTAGATTACGAAGGATTAGGTAGAATGTGGGATTGGGACTCACTTAAATTAGATGTGACCAACCACGGGGTTTGTAACTCGTTATTCACTGCTCAGATGCCAGTTGCGTCTTCTGCTAAGATTACGGGTTCATTTGAAATGACAGAACCGGCTCACTCGGCATTATTTAATCGTCGTGTAGTTGGTGGAGAAATTTTAATTGTTAACAAATACTTAATTAACGATTTTGAAAAGTTAGGTGTTTGGGGTGAAGACTTGAAAAATGAAATTATTATGAATGAAGGTTCTATTCAGAATATCAATTTTAATAATTATTTAGACACCGAAGACAAGAATTACAATAAGAAAGTTAAGAGAATTGAACATTTAATTCTAAAATATAAAACAATTTGGGAGATATCTCAAAGAGAGTTAATTGATATGGCGGCTGACAGAGCACCATTTATTGACCAATCACAGTCTATGAATATCTATATGTCTGAACCAACATTATCAAAGATTTCGTCATCACACTTCCATTCGTGGGGTAAAGGATTAAAAACTCTTTGTTATTATGTTAGAACAAAAGCGATATCAACTGGAGCTAAACACTTGGCGGTGGACATTTCAAAAGTAGGTCAACCAAAACAAATTGAGAAACCAACAGTTGAACTAACTTCAAAACCAACAGACACAGAATTTGAGTGTTTTGGGTGTGGTTCTTAATTGAATTAAACTAATTATAACATTAATCACAACTTCGGTTGTGATTTTTTATTTTACTCTATTTATAAGAAATAATTACGACACTATATTTATAGTTATGG